GCGGTATCACTTCAACGACGCGTACAAGGCGATCATGGATCGGGGGTCTGCGGTGCCACGCGTTTACCCGGCGACGGATAACGGAAAGGTCGAAGGCAACCCGGTGTTCATGACGCAGGAGGAACTGGACAAGCGGCGACGGGACATGGGGCGCGCGACGTTCTCGTGTCAGATGCTCCAAGACCCGACTGCCGATGACGCGCAGACGATCGACCGCGAAGACGTCCAGTGGTACGACGGCAAGACCGTGCAGGGGAATCGTTACCTGCTGATCGATCCGGCCGGCGAGCAGAAGAAATCCTCGGACTACACCGTGATGGTCGTGCTGGAGTTGGGCGCGGACGGGAACGTGTACCTGCTGGACGGGATCCGCGACCGGCTGCGGCTGAAGGATCGCGCCGCCGCGGTGATCGCGTTTCACAGGAAGTACAAACCGCGCATCACAGGGTACGAAAAATACGGCATGCAGGCGGACATCGAATACCTGGAGGAACGCCAGCAGCAGGAAGGGTATCGCTTCACCGTGACGCCGGTGGGCGGCAACCAGCTCTCGAAAATCGACCGGATAAAGCGGCTGGTTCCGTATATCGAAGAACAGCGGCTATACTTGCCCAAGTCGCTGTGGAAGGTAGACTACGAATCGAAGCGGTATAACTTCGTGGATCTGCTGATGAAGAACGAGATCGAGTCGTTCCCGTTCTGCGTACATGATGACATGCTGGACGCGATATCACGACTGTTCGACGTGAACATGATCTGGCCGAAACAGACCGAAGTCGAAGAGAAAAAAGGCGAGCGATACGTGCGCAAAGAATCGAAGAAACGGTTTTGGGGAGTGATGGCGCGGTGAAGATCGCCGATAACGTAGAGTACCTACCGGTGTGGAAGTTTGGCGCAACCGCAGAAGAACGTTTTCTTGAGCTGGCGATGATAGCGAAAAAGCACCCTGAAAGGTTCGCTAAAGTGGCCGTTATTTATGAGGGGGCAGCAGACGCAAATAAACTAACCAGGTTGCGCTATACGTCGTGCGGGGTGATTAACAACAACGAGCTGGTTGGAATTATTGATATTGCAAAGCACGATATCATCGAGGACATGAAGCGATGAAGCCCGGACTGGACGAGCAGTTCGACGAAGCATGCATGGTCGCCGCGATTGTAAGCGCGATAACCCGCGAGGCAAACTCAGCTCGAACACTCGAAGAATTACGTGCGGTGCAGTCGAAATCGAACGCGATGTTCACAGAAATGAATCGGCTGTTGTGGAACAGAGAGGGCCGTGCAGCATGAACATAACCCAGCGCGACCGCGACGTACTGGAACTCTATGAAGCCGCACAGAAGCGACACGAAACCCACACGAAAGACTGGCGCGAAGAAGCCAAGTCCTGCTTTGATATGGCTGCTGGATACCAGTGGTCCGACGAAGACCGCGCGCACATCGAAGACGAAGTTGGAAAGAAAGCGATTACTTACAACCGAGTCGATCCGTTCCTCGACGCAGTAGTCGGTCTTGAGATTTTAAACCGGCAGGAAGTGAGATACATACCACGCACTCGCGACGACGTTGGTCTTAACGAAACCCTTACCGGAGCCGCCGAATGGGTGCGCGATCTGTGCGATGCCGAGATCGAAGAGTCCGAAGCGTTTAAAGACACGCTGATTTGCGGTATGGGTTGGACCGGCACGCGTCTCGATCTTGACATAGACGAAGAAGGCCAGATCATAATCGAAAGAATTGACCCATTGGAAATGGGCTGGGATTCCTCGGCGGTCAAGAAAAACCTGAACGACTCGAAATGCCGCTGGCGCAAGCGCTCTACGACGATGGCCGAGATCGCCGAGCGCTGGCCGGACATGGCGCCATACGTCGCGATCGATTTGAATTACCCGGAGTACATCGGCGAAGGACACATCGCCACGGAAGCGTGGAAGTACAAGAACGACCAGGGCGGCGTGCAGGATAAACACAACGACCCGAAGCTGATCGACTTCCAGTGGTACGAAGACGGCAAGGTGTACAAGGTGGCGACACCAGCCGGCGTTAAGCAGTTCAGCGCCGAACGCTGGTCGAAGGTAAAGGTGATGGTCGAGCAGGCCGGATATCCGTGGACCTCGGTGCGCAAACGGGTTTACAAGCGCGCGTACATTTGCGGACGCACGGTGATGGAGATTGTGGACAATCCATCGCAGAAAGGTTTCACGTATCAATGCTTGACAGGAAAGCGCGATCGCAAACAAGGCAGTTGGTACGGAATCGTGCGCGCCATGCGGCACCCGCAGGAGTGGGCGAACAAGTTTTTCAGCCAGATCCTGTTCGAGATTGTTACGAACGGTAAAGGCATCGTTGCCGAAGTCGATGCGTTCGAGAATCGCAAGCAGGCCGAAGAATCGTGGGCGCGCAACGACGCTATCACATGGGCGAGCGAAGGCGCGGTTGTGAACGGCAAGATCATGCCGAAAACCGCATCGCCGTATCCGCAGGGCATGGACCGGCTGATGGAGTTCTCGATTTCCGCGTTCCGTGAAGTGACCGGCATCCCGATGGAGCTGCTGGGCCTGACCGAGAAAGTTCAGCCGGGCATCGTGGAAGCACAGCGCCGGCAAGCTGGCGTGACTATCCTGGCATGGGCGTTCGATTCGCTGCGCATGTACCGCAAGAACCACGGGCGGCTGCTGGCGGAGTTCATCACGGAATACATTTCCGATGGGCGCTTGGCTAGAATTGTTGGCGAAGATGGGGCAAAGTATGTTCCTTTGATGAAGGATGCGCTTTCGTTTGAATACGATGTTATCGTCGAAGAAGCGCCATCCAGCCCGAACACGAAAGAACGCACATGGGGCGTACTGCAAACGTTGCTGCCGGTGATTGCACGCATGGAAGGTGTCCAGGTGCCGTGGGCGGAGATCATCAAATACTCGCCGCTGCCTGAAGCGCTTACCGAGAAGTTGCAGCCGCCGAAGCCTGATCCGCAGCAGCAGCAACAGCAGGCGCAGGAGCAGCAGATGATGAAACAGCTGCAGATGCGAAACATGGTGGCCGACGTGACCGAGAAGGAAATGAGTGTAGAGGAAACGAAGTACAACGCCGAACTGAAAAGACAACAGGCCCGTAAGACCGCCGCCGAGACCGGCGCGGTGATGGGTGGAGGGTAAGATGGACGACGCAGAACTTGATAGCCTGAGTGGAACCGCAGTTCCGGACGAAGCCGCAGCAGTTGAGAACACACAGATTGCAGCCGAGCTTGCTGCGCCGGAAGTGACTGAGGCTCCAGCGGCAGAGGCCGCTCCGGTTACTGCCGAAGCCACTCCAGAGACTCCCGCGGTAGAGCAGCGCGCCGAACCGCGACCTGAGCCGACGAAGCAGACCGTGCCGCTTGCCGTTCTGATGGAAGAACGCAACGAGCGCAAGGCTCTGAAGCAGCGGCTGGAAGAAGCCGAGCGCCGGATTGCAAACGCCGAAAAGCTTGAGGAAGAAATCCGCAAGCTGAAGGAACCGCAGAAGCCGAAGGTGTCCTTCGAAGAGGCGCCGCTTGAAGTGATCCGAGACGAACTTGGCAACATGCGCAAGACCGTCGAGGAAGACCGCGCCGCGCGCACCAAGGCCGAGGAAGAATCCAGGTCGCGCGCATCGCAGCAAGAAGGCATGCGCAAGTTCGTGGACGCCTTGCGCGGTGACGAAGCCGTGTTCGTTGAGAAGAACCAGGACTATTACGACGCGCTGAAGTTCTCGCGCGAGAAGAACGCTCAGATCCTGAGCGTGTACGGCTACGACGAGACGCAGATCAAACAGATGGTCGATCAGTCAGAGCTGGCCCAGGCGACCGCCGCCATGCAGCGCGGATTGTCGCCGGCACAGGTTGCGTATGAGATTGCGCGCAACATGGGTTACACGCCGAAGCAGGCAGCAGCGATCGCGGCGCCGGCCAAGGATCCGAGCGCAGAAATTGCCGACATCAAGAAAAAACAGGCCGCAGCCGGGTTGCCGTCGAACACTCCGCCGAAGGTTGAGGACTTGGCGGATTTGACAGACTCCGAATTCGATAATATCTTTGCAGAAATCTTCCCCAAGAAAGCCGGGTAAGTCGTAACAGGACACGCACGTCCTGACTCGCTCCCGGTGGCGTCATACCGGGCGAATGCCCACGACAAGGGTTCTCGACACGTTGAGTCGTAAAACAACGCCTCGCCAGCGGTCGCGTTAGACCACACCGGCAGCCGCATATGCGGCATACACCCTATTCATTTTGGAGGTCCAGAATATGGCAGATACTGCCTATTCAGTTAACCATGCTATGGCTGTACAGCATTGGTCGAAAGAACTGATGAAGGAAGCGTTGAAGCGGACACAGATGGTGAAGTTCATGTCCAAAGGCAACAACTCTCTCATCAAGATCAAAGAGGAAACCAAAGAGTCCGGCTACAAAGTCACCTACGGTCTGCGCATGCAGCTCGCCGGAGATGGCGTTGTCGGTGATGCCGTCCTGGAAGGTAGCGAAGAGTCGCTGGCAATCTACACCGACTCGTTGCAGATCAACCAGCTTCGTCACGCGGTACGTACTGAAGGCAAGG